CAACCAATGTACCAGTTGTTGATGTTGCACCAGTGTGATTTACTAATAGTAATCTACCAGTCGTTGTTATTGCTGTAGCTGATGACGCGATGTGTAATCCTTGACCAGTTGTCAATGAATCTAAATCGTCCATATTAATACCAACACCAGTTGTCATTGTATCGGCACTAATTGCTAATACATTACCCAATGCTAATACTGAAGAAGCTGTAAGTTTTAATAGAACAGTCTCATCGTTTGCTGCAGTGCTAAATTCAGATAAAACTGCAGTTGTGCCTGTAACACCAGAGTGAACTACTGATAATAGTCTTCCAGCGCCTGTAATTGCAGTTGCTGAAGAACTTATATCTATTAATAGACCTGTTGTTAATGCATTGGCGACAACCTGAAGTGCTTTACCTGTTGTACATGCTGCTACTGGAAGATAAACGGCTGTTCCTGTTGTCATTCCCGAAGGAGTGATTGTTAAGAAAGCAGATGTTGTTGATCCAGTAAATGTACCTGATCCAGCTAATACAGCGACTGATGATGTTGTAGCCGTGTTGTTTGTTACTGATAAAGATGCTGCATTATCTGCATCTGTGATAGTTAAAGAACCATCTGATAATACTACGTCTCCTGCTGTCAAAGTAATAGAATCACTACCTGCAGTACCAGCGAATGTTACTCCTTTAAATACGGCAACACCTGCTTTGGTAACTGACCATGTAGAACTAGTTCCTTGAATGTCTTTACCTGTTCCTACGTTTGTGATTTGAATTATCTCACCTGATCCAGCTCCAGTATTTGTAAATGTTAGAACATTTGCGTTGCCAGTTGTTCTATCAAATGTCAGAGCTCCTGCGTTCATGTTCCAATCTTTATCACCATTATAAATGGCTTGAAATGATGGGGCTGAACTTCCACCTCCTTCTGCTCCTAAAGTAGTAGAGGTAGTTTCTGAACGAAATATCAATGATCCTGAATCATTTACATATAATCCATATGCCTCGTCGCCAAATGGATTAGTAGTATTTGTTTTATCGAATCTCAATAGTCCACCTTTCAAATTTATGTTTTTAGGATTTGAATAGGGTTTGTTTTCAATTGTACTCATTTTAGTAGGAGGTAATTATAGGTTGTATAGAATTTTGACACAATGTCTCACCCACTATTGCCTATATTACCCCGTTAATGTTATTTATGTGCTTGTTCCGTTTGAAGCTACCCAACATCTTGTAACGTCGTTATGTCCTAAGTCAAACAGTTCAGTAACTGAGGTCTGTATTTCCTTAGTCTTATATACTACGTTTACTGGGTCAACCATAATTCCTTGTGAAGCAATAAATTGGAATCCTTCTTCCTCTGTTAAAGCTATTGAAGAATCAAACATGTACCAGTAATTAGCGTTTGTTAGATAATCTAAAGCGATTATCTTGAATGCGCCAACACCTGTTCCATCATTGTCATTCGACTCAGAAATCTTTCCATCTTTAATAGACTTTAGGATTTCTTTTGCTTTAAAGTGAACTGTTGAATTCTTTTTACATACTAACGTATCCAAACTTGCTGGTCTTGGATTTCCTCTTGGGTCTTTAAACAATCCAGCTGTTCTATATGCATTTTTGACACCTGCATAATCAAATGGAAGGTTATAAGTAGTTCCATCATAAACAATGTTGTTCATGTTAGATCCACCATCTTCTCTTGTATGAGAAGCCGAGAAAGCTGCTACAGCATCTCCACCTACAGTTGAGACAGTCTTTGAACCACCTTGTCCGTAATGTGTATATGATGTTGCCCAACCATTGTCAAGACGTTCTGCACAAAGCTTTTCTTTCTTCCTCATGCATCCTTTTCTTAACTCGTTGGTAACCCTTGTTAGATTTCTCTTTTTAATACCAAACTTCCACATTTGAAAAGTGAAAGGGATAATCATACCTACCATCGCTTGAGTGTAAGTTTTGTCATATCCTTGAACTGGTACGTCTGATATTAAAGCTGCGTTTTCGTCTACGAAATCAGCTTCGCCTAGACCTGATAGCGAACTGTCTTTTTCATATAGATCCTCAGTTGTTCTAACGTTGAAATACTTAGAGTACTGTGACTCTGGGTTAGAACTCTTTAAGAATACTTTTTGAATAGACAAATCTACTAGGTCAGCGGCTTGTGCGATGTTTAGTGGTGCGTTTGCCATAGTAAATTATTAAGTTGCATCAGGATCAACTCCATTACCGACGATAATACGTCCGACAATATGTGTTGTATCTGAACCTAGAGCATCTTGTATGAAACAAGCTTCTACTGCTGTAGATGTAGATCCACTATTGTTAACTGTATTTTCATCAGTAAGGACCATTAAGTCTCCAGTATCGGCAGAGTCTGCAGTGTTAGCTGCTTCTGCTTCTACTTTTTCATTACCACGTACTTCATAAGCCAATACTTCTGTATCACTGGATGTTAGGGCTTGAAATATGATAGCCTTTCTTGTATAATTATTTGATGAAGATGTTGCAGCTGTCCACGTTGTGGAACCTGAAACTAATTCAATCAAATCATTTAACACTAAAGTTAATGAGGAGACAGGTAATTTTTTCAATTCAATCTCATCGATTGTTGAAAGAACTTTGAATCCTGTCATGTTAATTTTATTCTCCGAATATTTCCTTTAATTCACCTTCATCAAAACCTTGCATATGACTCTTTAAAGAAGGGTCAACACCAGATGGTGATGCAGGTTTATTTTCAGGGGTACTTGGAGAGTTACTGCTATGAGAAGTAGACTTGATCTTCTCTTTCTTAGCATTTATTTTTTTTAAAGTACCTTCGGGAGAAATATTAAAGATTTCTTTGTGAATCTTATCAAAGATCTTTTTGTAATCTCTGGGGTTCGTTGGTGGTTTATATAGATTATACTCTGTTTGAAATCTATCCCATAATATATTATCTTTATCGTTTTCAGGTAAATATTCTGGGTGTGAATCAAGAAAAACATCAAGTTCACTTGTACTCTGTGATTTATAGGTGGTCTTTTGATAATCGTCTTTTTTGACGAAACCTAGATCATCTGCCATCACTCCTAAGATTTCCTTTAAGTTGTCTATCTCATCTTGAGGATATTTTTCAAGTATAGCTTTCTTTTCAGGAGATATTTCTTTCTTCTCCTCTTCTTCAGGAGCGTCAGAAAACATACCTTCAGACATTTTAGTTTTGTTCTTCCTCTTTAATCGAGTTACTTCCAAACGAAGTGCTCTTTCTCTAGGAGTCTCATCTTCAACATCTTTCAGTTCATCTCCTTCCTCGTCTTCTTCCTTGTTATCCTCTTTCTCATCACCTTCTTCATCCTCTACTTCTTCTTTGGGTTGTCTACCATGAAGTTCCTCCTTTTCTTCGGGTTCTTCTTGGTCCGGTTTTATTTGTTCTGAAGATTCAGGAGTTTCCTTCTCCTCTGCCTCTATAACTTCGGCGCCATCGATGATCTCATCATCAGTCCCTTCTTCTGGTGGCAATTCTTTTATTTCGACATCTTTTACTTCTTTATTTTCTTCTGGCATAATTTTTTACTTTAATTTAGTTTAACCTCGCTAAAGATACGAGGACTCCTGTTGCCTGGAAGAATAGAAATACAATTGTTTATATTCCTGTTCCTCCAGACAAGAGGAATGCCGTTATTTAATTTTGTTTACTAAGCTCAATAAGATAGTATCTGCTAATGTAATTTCACCAGCTTTATCTTTCTTATCTATTGTATCTCTTACAAATTTAAGAGTTTCTTTATCTAATGTGATTTCTTTTAATCCTCCTTTCTCATCGTCCCAGGTCATCTGCTCTACTGGTAATCCTTTTTCATCTTGTACTGTAGTTGTTTTCATTTCAGCTGCTTTCCACTCTTCTTCTGTTACTCTAATTTGCTTAACATCTTCCATGATTGCGGATAATGTTGATAGGCTTCCTTTAAACTCATTAAGAATAGGTACTAATCCTTTCATTCTTTCTGAGATTGTAAATTTAATTGGTTCCATGTTTTATTTATTAACGTTTAATAGTAAGATTTCTTTTAACTAGTTCACAATACTTTCTGACTCCGTCTGATCCTTCTCCGTTACCTAAAGATTTTGTTCTAATGTCTGCTTTATAGAACTCTAAATAATCTATCGGTGCGTTTGATTTATCTTCGGGAACTATGATTGAAAATAGAAAACCATTTCCTGAATCGGGGTACATAACTGATATTCCAAAGTCTTCTCCTAATACTTCAGTTACAATAGCTCTCCACTTTGGAGGAATAACTGTAACGTTAGCTTCTGAATCTAATTCATTACTAATAGGTGATTCCTTCTTTGTATCAGTCGTTGGTTGAGCTCTCCATTCTGTTTTTGGAGTAAGCCCACTTACTTGATCTGTTAACTTTGTTACTACACCAACTAAATCACTAACCATTCCTTCTACCTTGTCCATTCTATCAGCATCTCCTGGACCCTCAGGTCCCTTAGGTTGTGCTAATTTGTCAGGCTTAATAGTCTTATTGTCTTTTGCTTTTTTTGCCATGATATGAGTTATTTTTTACTTTTAATATTTTACTCCGTAAAAGAGACGGAGAACTCTTTCGACCTTTTCGGTTATTTATTTTTAAATGATCCTTTCTTTTGATCCTTAATCCATTGAGCTCTACTCTTCTTTCCTTTTGTTTCTGATACTATGTTTGAGTCTCCTACAAATTTAGCTGCTTTATCAATTGCTCCTTTAGCTACACTCTTTGCAAGACTTCCTCCTCTTCTTACCATATATCCAGTGCTTGACATCAATCTCTTTCTTAATGCTTGAGCTCTGGTTAGACCCTTTCCTTTGGGTGCACTTATCTTTCCTGATACTTTTGAACTCTTTACACCATTTATAAATCTTCTTTTGCTTGCTGAAATCTTTTCTTCTGCTTTACTCATTACTGCGCCAGTTGATTTTCTTACTTTTTTTCCATACTTCTTTGCTACTCTACCTAGTGCACTTCCTCCCCTTTTTCCACGATATCTACTTAATATTGACATATTATTTTTCTTTTAAATTAGGAATTGTTTGAGTATAATTTACGACTAATATTTCTCCTTTCTTCATATCTTTTTGTAATTCAACTTTCATCTGCCTCTTTGACTCAGTTACTTCAATCATCTTCTCAATCATAATCTTATCTAATTGTTTAGGAGTAAAGAGTGTTAAGGCTAACGAATAGAAATCTCCGATTGGTATCATTCCACTCTTACCTTCTATTATAAATGTTATTTCATTTTTATTTGATTTCGTTACTATTTCGTTATGTCCTTTAAATGATGGGAATTTTAATTTCATCTTTGTATAAATAATTCTTGATTATTTTCTTGTTGTTTGGGTAGAAACGGTATTGTACCAAATGCTTCGACTGGCAATCTACCTTGTTCTGGTTTAATGTCTACTTCGTACCATTTTACTCCTTGTGCGTCTGTAATTGGTTTAGCATCGTATTTAGTCTTTAAATATCTACCTAAATTCTTCTCATAAAACTTATAAATTGGGCTATTCTTATCTACCGTTCCTGAAATATCGAATTGTTCCGTTTGATTAGAATTGGTTAATTCATCTATAAATGTTTTTTCTGACACTCCTTTATCTGGATCAAACACTTTTTTAATATCTAAGTATTCTTCCCTCGGTATTGCACTAAACTTACCATCTTCAAGAACATCTAAAACTATCCATTCATATCCTTCTCCTTGATCTATTTCTAAACCTACTTTTAATTGTTCT